CTGCACTACAAAAAGCCTTGGAGTATAGTGAGGAGCCACTATATTTCCACTGCGTGCATAAAATACAAAGGGGTGGTGCTAGAGAGATTTATGTTATGAATGATAAGACCAAATACAGACAGTCTATATTGGAAGATTACTTCGGTTATTTGTGTAGCTGTGTCCCTAACGAAATAATAAGCATATCTTCCAATGTCAGGTATGATTTAATACATACAAAAGTCCATGAGAGGTTGCCAAAGAATTCAGAGAATTATTTCCTTACTTTGGACTGTACAAAATGGGCTCCTTACAGCAACATAGTCAAGTATGTTTATTTTGTAGCTGGTATGGCCAGTGTGTTACCAAATATTTTCTTGCATTTATTTTTCAAATTTTTCGACAAGATGATAGGTAAAAAATGGATTGTGAGGAGGAAAATAGTTGAGATCATGGAAAACAATGTTAGACTGGCACCCTATGTTTCTTTGTTGAAAAAAAGTTATTCTGGGAGCATAAACGTGGATAAATCTGATTACAAAACTGAAGAAGAAAGAAGAGCAGCCAGAAAGAAAAACAAAGCTTTATTGGCTAATTTTAACAGGGATTATGCTGAAATGTTGATGCCGTACAGTTTTATGATGGGTATTTTTAACTATTTGTCATCTTTGCTGCATGCTGCAGTACAGCTGCATAGCCAATATATAATTTCTGTGAGCACCAGATCCTTGCCTAGGCCTGTAAACTCGAGATTATTGATGTTGTGTCATAGTGACGACAGTGCAGGAGTGCTCTCTTGTTCTTCAAAGGATTTGATAAGACCTTGTATAAGCATTTATGAAATTTTGATGAAAGCTTGTAATCACCACATTTCAATGAAAAAATCTGTGATTTCTAAAACTTACTTTGAAATGACATCAATACTTTATTTGGCCAACAATCTTTTGCCAATGTCTATGAAATTCACATCTAACCTAATGTATGAGCCTACAGACAGGGGGCTGCCCGGTGACATGTCAGTTGCC